CAAAAGTTCAAAGATCTTGGTGGACAATTTGGATAAAATCATATTTATATAAAATGAAATGGGAAGGAATCATCCTTCCTTTTTCTATCTAAAAAAACTAAGTTATTAACAATTTAAAAAGGACATAGATGCCAAAACTTTTTGAGAATCGAATCCCGTTTAAGCCATTTGAATATCCAGAATATTACAATGAAGGATGGCTAAAACAAGCACAAGCATTTTGGTTGCATACAGAAATTCCAATGCAAGGCGATATTAAAGATTGGAATGAAAATTTACAACAACATGAAAAGAATTTGGTAGGAAATATCCTTTTAGGTTTTGCTCAAACTGAATGTGCAGTATCAGATTACTGGACTAACATGGTAACTAAATGGTTCCCTAAACACGAAATCAAACAAATGGCAATGATGTTTGGTTCTCAAGAAACGATACATGCAACAGCATATTCATACTTAAATGAAACTCTAGGTCTTGAAGATTTTGCGGCATTTTTACATGAGCCTGCAATTGCTGAGAAATTTGAGTTTTTAACTGCAACTACTGCAGAATGGACTTATGAAGATTTAGCATCAAATCCAGAAGCAAGAAAAGAAGTAGCTCGTTCATTAGCAATCTTTTCTGCTTTTGCCGAAGGGGTATCGCTTTATTCATCTTTTGCAGTACTTTATTCATTTCAAATGCGTAACATGTTGAAAGGCATTGGCCAACAAATGAAATGGTCTGTACGCGATGAATCGTTACATTCTAAAATGGGATGTCAACTTTTCCGTCATATGTATGAAGAATTTCCAGAACTCAAAGATGCAGTTCAATCAGATGTAGAAGAGGCTGCAACATTGATGGTACAAATGGAAGAACAATTTATTGACAAAATGTTCGAGCAAGGTGATTTGGAAAATCTAAAAGCTGAAAACTTAAAAGACTTTATCAGAAAAAGAGCCAATGAAAAATTGCATGAGCTTGGATATCAATCTATTTTTAATTATAATGTAAAATCAGCGGAAGAGTTAGATTGGTTCTATCACTTAACCGGCGGGCTTACACATACAGATTTCTTTGCAGTACGTCCAACTGATTATTCAAAAGCAAATGAAGGCGAAGATTGGTCTGATTTATGGTAACAAAAAAAGAAAAAACAATGAAAAGTTTCGGAGAAGAATTAGGTTGGGAATTAGGAGTAGATTATCCGGAGTGGGGTAACACTGAAATATATGTTAAAACAATATCAAAAGGCTATTTGCTCGAAGGTGAAACTCCTAAAGATGCATATTGGCGTGTTGCAACAGCAGTAGCGCGCCGTTTAGGCAAACCATCATTGGCATCTAAATTCTTTGATTATATTTGGCGAGGTTGGTTAAATTTAGCAACACCAGTATTATCTAATACAGGAACAGACCGCGGTTTACCAATTTCGTGTTTTGGTATCGATGTAGCAGATTCAATTCAAGACATCGGCGGCAAGAATCTAGAAATGATGCTTCTTGCTAAACATGGAGGCGGTGTCGGTATTGGAATGAACATGATTCGGCCTGCTGGCAGCAAAATATCACAAAATGGTACATCTGATGGGGTAGTTCCATTTGCAAAGATTTATGATTCAACCATTTTAGCAACAAACCAAGGCTCAGTTCGCAGAGGTGCGGCATCAGTTAATCTAAATATCGATCATCCGGACTTTGAAGATTGGTTGGAAATCCGCGAACCAAAGGGTGATGTAAATCGTCAATGTTTAAATATGCATCAATGTGTAGTTGTATCAGACAAATTTATGCGTAAATTGGAAGAAGGCAATGATGATGCTCGTCGCAAATGGGGTAAAGTACTTCAAAAGCGTAAAGCAACTGGCGAACCATATATCATGTTTAAAGGCAATGTTAACAAGCAAAACCCAGATGCATATAAAACAAATGGTTTAAAGGTATTCATGACCAACATTTGTAGTGAAATTACATTGCACACTGACGAATCACACTCATTTGTTTGTTGTTTGTCGTCTTTAAACGTAGCAAAATATGATGAATGGAAAGATACCGACCTAATCTACACAGCAACCTGGTTTTTAGATGGTGTCCTTGAAGAATTTATACAAAGGGCCAAGAATATGCGAGGCTTTGAAAACTCTGTTAGAAGTGCGGAAAAGGGTCGTGCTTTAGGTTTAGGGGTTTTAGGTTGGCATACTTATTTGCAACAAAAAGGAATGTCATTTGAAGGATTGCCAGCACAATTCGAAACCCGTAAAATATTTTCACAAATAAAAATTGAATCAGAACGAGCTTCCCGAGACTTGGCAAATGAATATGGCGAGCCATTATGGTGCGTTGGGACTGGTATGCGTAATACTCACTTAAGAGCAATTGCACCAACTGTTTCAAATTCAAAACTATCAGGCAATGTGTCTGCAGGAATTGAACCATGGGCAGCTAATGTATTCACTGAACAAACATCTAAAGGTACTTTTATTCGTAAGAATAAAGAATTGGAAAGAACTCTTAGAAAAATTGGAATCAATAATAAAGAAACTTGGGATAAGATTTTAGCTGACGGCGGATCTGTACAAGATTTAACAGAATTAGATAATTGGGGTTTTATTGCAGGTAAATTAATGCATCGAGACGAAATGCCAGAAACAGCTTTCACTAACAAAGAAATTGATTGGTCAAAAGATGTATTTAAAACATTCAAAGAAATCAATCAATTGGAACTAGTTAAACAAGCAGGCATTCGTCAGCAATATGTAGATCAGTCAGTTTCACTTAATTTAGCATTTCCATCACAGGCATCTCCGAAATGGATTAATCAAATCCATATCGAAGCTTGGAAACAAGGAATTAAGACACTTTATTATATGCGTACCGAATCAGTTCTTCGTGGAGATATTGCAATTCGTGCAACTGATCCTGACTGCATTTCATGCGACGGCTGATGACTGTGATGGATAAGTTTATAACATATACATATTTATAATAAAGGAATAAAATATGTATGTGTTATATGAAATCAAAAATGTTATTAACAATTGGCGATATATTGGTTGTACTAAAAATTGGACCGATCGTAAACAAGAACATATTCGAACATTAAATCAGAATACGCATTGTAATAAACATTTGCAACGAGCTTGGAATAAATACGGTTCTGATAAATTTATCTTTTCAATTACTGAAACTGTACAATCAAAAGAAGAAATGTATAAACGCGAAATAGAATTAATTAGTGAAACTATAAATTTATATAATATTGTCAAAGGTGGAAATGGAGGTGATTTAATTACAATTCATCCAGAATATGATCGTATTATCGAAAATATGAAAGCCGCTCGTAAAAAAATGTATAAAGAAAAGCCCGAAGAAAGATTAAAACGCAATTGTTTCTTAAATCTATCAGAAGAAGAATATACAGAAAGATGTAAACTCTGGTCAGAAGTAAAAAAAGGTCCAGGCAACGGTAGATTTAAACATGATAAAAAAATTGCACAAATTAACAAGAAAACTAATGAAGTGATTAAAATATGGGAATATTCGAGATTACTTGATTACAATGGTTTTAATTCAAAATATGCAAGATGGGTAGCAGAAGGAAAACCTCAATTCAAAAGTCATAAAGGTTACTTATGGCAATACGTTGATATGTAGGTTGGAAATACCAAATAAATTTATTATAATATTATTGAAAGAGTTACAATATGACAGATAAGCAAAGACAAAACTTAGAACTAGTAAAACCTGGTTTCGCTAATGGTATTTCTACGCAATTAGCTAATAAACAAGCTATTGAAGGTCCTGATGCTAGATTGACTGATGATGAGAAACAGCATATTATTAAAATGGCTGCATTCTATTATGGTGAATTTCTCAAAGCATTAGGCGTAGATTGGGAAAAAGATCCTAATTCAGACAATACTCCTAAACGAGTAGCAAAGGCATATGTTAATGATTTATGGAAAGGTCGTTATGAGCCAATGTCAGATATTACTTCATTTCCAAGTGATGGTTATGACGGTATTGTATTCGAAGGCGGCATTCCATTAACTAGTATGTGTTCACATCATCATCAAACGATTGAAGGACTAGTTCATATTGCATATATTCCAGCAGAGAACGGCAATGTAGTTGGATTAAGTAAATTAAATCGTGTTGTAGAACACTTTGGTAGACGAGGTGCAATTCAAGAACAATTAACAGTTGCAATTCAACACGCAATAGATGAACTTATTACTGACAATAAAGGTGTTGCTGTAATGATTGAAGCAACGCATAATTGTGTATCTTGTAGAGGTGTTAAGCATCGTGGTGCATCAATGAAAACAGCAAAATTATCAGGAGCATTCTTAGAAGATGGTAATGCTCGTTCAGAATTTTATCAATTTGTGAAAGGTTACACTCATGGCTAAATTTCAGTCAACAAAATTATTTGATGGTTATTCTACCTGTTTCCGCCAATGGCGAGCAGATGGTACACATTGCAAATTCTTACATGGATATGCAGTATCATTTCGTGTATGGTTCGAAGGCGAATTAGATCATCGCAATTGGGTATTTGACTTTGGCGGTATGAAACGAGCTACAACAAAAATTCAAGGAATGAATCCTAAAGATTACTTTGCGTGGTTATTAGATCATACTACAATTGTTGCCATGGATGATCCATATTTACCGCAATTTAAACAAATGTATGAAGATGGTATTATTCAATTACGAATTTTAAAAGATGTTGGCTGTGAAAAGTTTGCAGAACATTTATACAACGTAATCAATGAATTCTTAAAAGAAGAAACTGCAGGTAGAGTGAAAGCTATTAAAGTAGAAGTATACGAACACGAACGAAACTCAGCAAGTTATGAATAATATTAATGAAATGTATGTATCGATCTATGAATATACAGGTAGATCTGCTACACTTAACAATGTAGGTCGCGAAGTAATGGATGCTGCTTTAAAAGAAGGCATCAAAGTCGTTTGGCGAGATTTACCTCCAGATATGAAGCGCGAAAACTTCACACAGGTTGCAACATATCCTAGATCATTTCTAAATAAATTTTTTGGCAATGATGTTAAATACACAATGATAGATCCAGTAACTTTAAACATGTTGTTTGATAAACTAACTGCATTAGAAGAAAAATTTAACGACCTAATAAAAAAATTAGATAATAAACAAGAAGAACAGTTAATAACAAAATTAGATCATGTCAATACCGATGATGATGAATTACCTTTTTGAGCCTATTATGAAACCAGGAAGAATTACAGATTACGCAAAAACATTACCAATAGTAGAATTGTATCGTTGTGTACAATCTGAAGGCAGTCGATTTGGTCGCCCTACTATTGCAGTTAGAACTACAGGTTGCACTCATCGTTGCTATTTCGGCGAAGGAGGCTGGTGCGATTCTTGGTATACAAGTATCCATCCAGAAAAAGGTACTTTTTGTTTTAATGATATCATCAAGATTTATGATGAGAATCCACATATTACAGAAATGATGTTAACTGGTGGTT